CAGGAGATGAGATCGTAATGCCTAAAAATGCAACAGTCATGATCCATAAGCCGTCGGCAAGTTATTTTTTTACAACAAAAAATGCGGATGATCTGCGAAAGGATGCAGATTCGTTGGATACTTGCCAGGAAGCGATCATGCAAACGTACATGACAAAAGCAAAGGTAGACAAAGAAGAAATCGAACAAAAAGTAAACAATGAAACATGGTTAACTGGAGAAGAGGTTGCAGAGCTATTTGATGTAAAGGTCGAAGAAGCAAACGATGCAGTCGCATGTGCTGGAAGTTCCATGTTTTTTTGTTACAAAAATGTTCCAACGAGTTTGACTGCAAAGGAGAAAAATGCACAAAGAGAAAACGAGCAAAAACCTTTAAGCAGACAGGATATAAAAGAAATTTTTAACGAATCTTTTAGCGAGTACCAAGCAAGGGAAAAAGAAAAGAAAGAACTATTAGAAAGCTTAGACCAGTATGGAGAAAGGAAACAGAATGGATAAGAGAGAAATTGCAGCAAAAATCACACAGAAGAAAGAAGAAATTAAGAACCTGATTGCTCAGGATAATTTGGAAGATGCGAAAAAAGCAAGAAAAGAAATGAAGGACCTTCAGGAAAAGTACGATCTGTTAGATGAGATGGAACAGGAAGAAGGAGAAGGCGTAAAGAACCAGGCAGCACAGGGGAAAGTAAATGAAATCAAAGGAAAGAAAAGTGTCGTATCTGCACTTGTCAATGCCTTAAGAGCTGGGTTTAAAAAGAAACCAGTTGCAAAGGAAGATATGGAAGTGCTGGATGCTATGAAAGAGGGATCTGACGAAGATGGAGGCTTAACAGTACCAGCAGATATCTCTACAACAATTAGAACACTAAGACGTTCCGAAGATGCCTTAGAAACGATTGTAAGGACAGAACGCACAACAAAAGTAAAAGGAAGCAGAGTGTACGAAGTGAATGCAGATTCCATTCCATTCGATACAGTAGACGAAGAAAGCCAGTTTCCAGATGTTGCAACTCCAGTTTTAAAGAAAGTTGAGTATGTAATTAAAAAATTCGGTGGAATCTTAAAAGCTGCATATGAATTGCTGGAAGATTCCGACGAGAATATTATTTCTTACTTGGAAAACTGGATCGCCAGAAAAGTAAAAGCAACAAGAAATGCACTGATTATTAAAAAATTGGATGAAATGACAGATGGTTTTGAAATTGAAGCAACATCTGTCGATGATCTGAAAAACATCTTTAACGTCGAATTAGATCCGGCATTAGTCGCAGGATCAAAAGTATTGACAAACCAGAGCGGTTTTAACTGGTTAGACAAATTAAAAGATAAAGAAGGAAATTACATCTTACAGAAAGATGTAACAAATCCATCTAGAAGATTATTATTTGGTACATATCCGGTTGTAGTTATGTCTAATAAGACAATCAAAAACGGAGCTACTGGAAAGGTGCCAATTTATTGCGGAAACTTCGAAGAAGCGATCACATTGTTTGACAGAGAAAAACTTACAATTGGAATCTCTACGGAAGCAGGCGACTTATGGAGTAAAGACCAGACTGGAATTAAAGTACGTGAACGTTTAGACTGCCAGATCGTCGATGATATGGCGGTATATAAAGCAGAAATTCCGGCAGATCAGATCTCAGAACCAACAAAAAAATATAGAAGATCAGAACTGGAAGCAATGACAGTAGAAGCGATTAAACAGATTGCAACAACTAAGAGCTACACGATTACAAAAACAAAGAAAGATGAAGTTATTAGTGAATTCATTGCCGAACAGAAGAAAGGAAAATAAATGGATGCTGATGTACGCTCACAGCTCTTAGAAGAAGCAAGTGAGTATCTGAAGGTAGAAGAAGATGATGTGGTATTCAATCTCGCGTTTGATGCAGCATGCGAGACGGTAGTGGCAGCAGTTGGTAAATTTGACGAAAACAGTGCAAGAATGAAGCTTGCACTGTTTTTGATTATGCAACAGCTGTATGATAACCGATCTATCCTGGGAACAAAGAACAATGAGAGAATATCATACATCGCAAGGACGATCTTACTGCAAATGCAATTAGAAAACTATTCGGAGGATGAAGATGATTAATATCGGAGACATGAATAAAAAGATAGAAATCTACGGATTTGGCTTCGAAAAAGATGATCTTGGACAAGAAATCAGAAAAGAAAAAATGATTGCAAGGGTATGGGCAAAGGTCCGACTAGCACGATCGACAGAATCAATCAAAATCCTGAAGAACGAAGCGACAGAAGAAATGCAGTTCACGATCAGGTATCGAAAAGGATTAGATAAGACAATGAAAATTAAGTACAGGGACAAGATGTACTGTATTAATTCGATTGAAAATGAAGAAGAAGCAGATAGATTTCTAATTTTGCACGCAGAGGTGGTGGAAGAAAATGAAGATACGAGCATTACAGACGTTCAGGGGATCACTTAATATGCAGAAGGATGAAGTGAAAGACTGTAACGATGAAGCCACGGTGAATGACTTAATCAGAATGGGACTGATTGAAGCGGTGTCCGATTCGGACACAGAGGAACGAGGGAAAGAAGATGTCGGATGAGATAAATTTTGATTTTGACAGCCAAGGTTTCGATGAATTAAGAGAAACGCTTGAAAAAGTAGCAAAAAAATTTCCTGACTATGCAGAAGCAGAATTGAAAAAAGAAGGTAGAGAATTTGTCAAAGCGGTGCGGAAAGAAGCAAATGCAGCAACTGACAAGCACACAGGGAATCTGACAAAAGGATTCAAGCTTGAGCAAGTAAAGAATGAAGGTGGTATTTATCTGCAAGAATTTATAGCAGAAGGAAAGAAGAATCCACACTGGCACCTGATCGAGAACGGACATGAGATCATAATTCCGTTTAAGAAAAATGGGAAAAAACTTAAAAATGGTGGGAAGTGTGTCGGATTTGTGCCAGGAAAGAGAATTGTATCAGCTGTCCTGAAAAAATGGGGCGGAAAACACGAAGAACGTGTAAAAAGAGTGCTACAGAGAGTAAAGGATGATGCAGGACTATGATCACGTTGAAAGATATGAAAAAAGCGGTAATCACAACGCTACAAAAAGAATTTACTTATCCGTGCTATGAATTCGGAGTAGTAGAAGGAATGAAGAATCCTTGCTTTTTTGTGCGTGTCACGGAATCTGGAGAGCTTAATACAAAAAACACCTATCGTCACAATTATTCGATCGAAATTGTTGTGATGTACGGAAAAAAAGAATCTGGAAATGAAAGCAAAGTTTTGGAAGACATTGAAAAAATAAAACAAATGTTCTTGGCAACGATGCAGACAGAGAAAAGGGCAGTCCCGGTATCAGATTTTGAAATTCGATATACCGGAGAACGTGGAAATGTACCGCAAATCACATTTGATTCTGAATTTTTAGACTCAATTTACAAACCAGAAGAAGCAGAAATGATGAAACAGGTAATTATAAAGGAGGTATTACAGCATGGGGATGCCAGCGATTAACATTACTTTTCGCGAATTGGCGAAGACATTAGAAACAAGAAGCAATAATGAGATTGTCGCCCTGGTACTTGCAGGAAGCTCAAATATGAATCCAAAAGAGTACAGACCGGGAGACGAGATTGATAAAGGTGTAGCAGCAGATCTGAAAACGCAGATTCAGCTTGCGATGGTTGGAGGAAGAGAAAAACCAAAATCTGTGATTTGCTATTTTGCAAAAACAGCATACGAGGATTTAGACACAATCCTTGACGAGCTTGAGAACGTCAAATTTGACTATCTTACATTTGGATCAGAGTTACAAGAAGAGCAGAAAACAAAGGTAATTACGTGGGTTAAAAATATGCGTGATCAGGGAAAGAAGATCAAGGCAGTTTTAGCAGATGCAGGAGCAGCAGACAACAAGGCGATTATTAACTACACAACAGAAAGCGTAAGTATAGGAGAGACAGCGTTTACGCAACACACATTTTGCTCACGTATTGCAGGAATTCTTGCCGGAACTCCACTTACAATGAGCAGCACTTATACACGACTAGATGATGCAGAACAATGCTCTAAACTTTCTAAAACGGAAATGGATTCAAAAATCGACGCAGGAGAATTTATCGTATTTAGAGATGGAAACTACATAAGAGTTGCACGCGGAGTCAATTCGTTACAGACGACATCAGAAACGGATCCGGAAGATTTTAAAAAAATTAAGATCGTTGATGTGATCGATCACATTGCAACGGACATTTCCGAAACAATCAAAAATGATTGGATAGGTCAGTATCAGAATATTTACGACAATAAATGCTTATTGGTATCTGCATGCCAGGAATATTTAGACGAGTTAGTAGCAAGGTCAATCTTATCTGAAGCAAAAATTGAGATTGACGTGGCAGCAAATAAAGAGTACCTGGAAAAGAAAAAAGTAGATACAAAAGACATGACAGATGATCAGCTGAAGCAGGCAAATACAGGCGAGCATGTATTTTTAAAAGCAACGATCAAGATTTTAGATGCAATGGAAGAATTTGATATTGAATTTACGATATAGGAGGGATGAGGAGTGAGAACATTTAATCCAGATGACGTAATTAATGGAAGCTGGGGAGAGGTTTGGATTGACAATGATTACATGGCACAAACAACAGCTTTGGAAGCAACGATCAAGCTGAACAAGACAAGCGTATCGCAAACAGGGACACTTAATGAGGGACAGAAGGTTACTGGAACATCAGGATCTGGAACAATTAAGTTAAATCATGTATCGTCATACTTTAAAACAAGAATCTTAAAAGATATTAACGCAGGAAAAAGCACATCGTTTACGATCATATCCAATCTGGATGATCCTACAGTAAACGGAAATGAGCGCGTTAAATTAACAGGATGCACGTTTGATGAAGTAAAAGTAATTGATTGGGAAGCAGGAAAGCTTGGAGAAGAAAGCTACCCATTTACATTCGAGAAGGCAGAAATGATCGATACAATTCCAGACTAAGAAAGGAAGAAAAATGAATTTAATTGAGAAATTATTACAGGTAGACAAAGAAAAACTAACAGAAGAGCAGACAAAGACATATAACAGCAAAAACATGGAGCGTCTGGTAGGAGACGGAGCAATTACGTTGAAAAAAGTAAAAGAAAGAAAGGTAAAAGAAAGACTTGCACTTACGATTGACAAAAAGGGAAACACAGACATGAATAAAGTGCATGATGCATCTTTGCTCCTGGTGATGGATGGCGTAAAAGTACCAGATTTAAGAGATGAAAGATTACTCCAGCATTTTGGAATGTCAACGCCGAAAGATCTTGCAGAACTGCTCTTCGATGGTGAGATTTCGGAAATTGCAGATCAAATCAGCGATTTTTATGGCGATGAAGAAGATGGAACAACAGAGGAAGATATAAAAAACTAATTAAAGAAGACGGAGAAATCAATGCGATGTACTGGTTATTCCGTCTTCATAATATTTTACCGAGAGAATATATAAGAATGGGCAGTCATGAACGTATGATCATGGCTGCCTTTATGCATCAGGAGATTGAGGATATCAGAAAGGAGAATGAACAACTGAATGGCAAATAGATTCGTAGATGCTACGCTGCGTTTAGTAGATAAATTCTCCGCTCCGCTTGGGAAAGCAACAGCAGAGATGCAGGCAAAAAGTCGACAAATACAAAAGACAGCGAACAGCATTAAAAGAACAGGTAAATCAATA